ACTGATTGGTTTAAGATTGACATGTGAAAGGACAGCCATGTAAACAGACTAAGATATCTGTTGCACCTGACTCTGTCTCTAATACTACTCCAGCTACTGTTTGTGCTTCACCTAATACGCCTGTAGAGGTAAAAGCTGAATCTGAATCTTCTACTTTACCTGCATCGATATCTAAGCCATGACCTGCTGTAAAATCGTCTGCTGTGTCAATATTTACGTTGACTTCACCTCGTACTACATAGTCTCCAGTGTCTCCTGAATCCATGTCTTGGGCTGCTACTGCTAAATAATGGACTGCTGTATTGTCTGCTATAGTTAAATCTACAAAGCCCTCTGAATCCATGTCTATAAAGACTGGGTCGCCTTTACTACGGGCTGCTGAAGATTTCATTTTGATTACTTCTTGGGGTGTGTCACCTTCCTGATGAACTACTTGAAATTTGTAAGGCATTTTTTACTCCTTGTCTTAGGAATAGGGGAGGCTAAATTGCCTCCCTTATTGCTGATTGGTTATTAGGTTATTGCTGTTATTTTACCTTGGGCTCTACGATCGGTTATGACTAACTGACCTCTAAAGATAAATTTGCCTGAACTACCGAATTGGTCTTGACGTTCTTTATAGTCTTGAAGCCACATGTCACATGCTGAGTCTACATATAGTTTACAAGATGATTCGTCAAGCATAAAGATAGTATCGGCTGCTGCGTCTGCATCTGAGATTACTGGAAGATTTTTGATCTTTAATGATGTAGCACCTCTTGATAGTTCTGAAGGATTGCCATAGCGTACATCACTATCAAATTGAAGCTCCATTGAACGTTCAATGTCGAAAGGTACTATGATTACTGTAGGAATACCACGTACTTTACGAATATTTTGATGTAACTCAATTACTTTATCATAGCCACCATTTTTCCAAACTACTGAGCCTGCTACTTCTTGACTAGCCCAGACTGATTTAGTACTGGCTGATAGATTACCGCATGTTCCTGAGCTATCTATTGCTACTGGAAGGGCTGTGATTTCATTGGCTGCTTGGCTACTAGCGAATAAACCTTCTGAGAGTTCTAAGATAGTGGTTTTCATTACCCTATCTCTTTGGAATTTTACTCTGTCAAAGAGTTTGTGATCGCTACCGGCTATTTCGCGCATTTCGATGAAACTAATTGCTACTGCATCTACCATGTTGAAGGGGGTGTACTGTACACTGTATACTGTATCACCTATTGCACTGCCTATTGTTTCTAAACCTGTGATATACTTGTTATTAGGGGATTTGCCTGTACTGATGTTGAATGACCATTGGGCTCCACCATCATATAAGGTTTTATTCTTGTAGAGTCTTTCCATTATTGGGTAAGATTCAAAATACTGGTCTACTGGTTGGCTTAAAAGATACTCGGACTGGAAAGCACATAGCCGTTCTGTGATTCTAGCTGTATCTACTGCTGGAAAGGGATAGGTTGCCATTGTTAATGCTCCTTATCTTAGGAGGACTACTTATTGCCTAGTTTTGCTTGTACTCTAGCTATTATACTGTTTACGTCATTACCTTTTGGAATTGATCTTTTAGCAGTTGATTTAGGGGAAACTGTAGATGCACTATTCTTTTCTGCTGCACGTTTTATAAAAGACTTTTGGAGGTGTTCTGAATACTCTTCTGGACACTCTGCCCTGAATACTTTTTCAAGTAATTGGGTTTCGTCTTTTCCATTGTAAGCGTACTTACGGGAGGTTATTGCAGAACTTACTCTTTGTGATACTGTGTTCCATGCCTCACCGTATTTAGATTCCATTGAATCTAAAGCTGTTTGCCATCTTCTAGTTGTTTCTGGAGCTGTTTGGGCTATTATTGCTTGTTGGGCATTTCTAGCTGCTTTTGCTTCTACGTCTGCTATTTTAGTTTCTGTCCATGCCATTACATCTTTAAAGTGTTTTTGGACGTCTTCTGGAGTTTGCATTTTAGTAAAGTCTGGTTGGGGAGCTTTATCTTTTAATGCTCTCGTAGGAGGGTCCTCGTACCTAAGTTGTTGGCGGTAACGTTTGTAAACTTCTGGGTCTGCTAAGGCTTGTCGTATTGAGTTTACTGTTTCTTCGTGTTCAGCTTGTAAGGCTTTGTAGTCACGTTCCTGTTGTTTTAGGGTTGTTGATTTCTTGTTAAACTCTGATTGTATTTGGGATACTACATCTTTTATGGGAGTTTCGCCATAGGTTTCTGGATTCCAGAAGTCTAGTTTAGAGGCTTCTGAAGCTTCTTGGGTTGAGGGTTCAGTGGTTTCTGAGGCTATCTGAGTAGTTTCTGAAGTCTCCTGTGAAAGCTGACTTTCAGTGGCTACTGATTCCTTTTCTTCCATGCTGTAATCCTTTCTGTTAGAGTTTACTGTCTTTTACTAATTTAGTATACTGGTCCTTTGTCATCTTAAGGCGTGCTATGCCTTCTGATATTCTTGGGCTCAATGTACCGGATGCTTGTTGTTGATTAGTTGTTTTTAAGAAGTGTTGTTTTTGTTCTTTGGATTGGAAGTATTCTCCTAATTGGGCATCATAATGAGGATTGAAGCTATCACAGTTATGTATTACTGGGGATTTATTAGGAATAAGGCTATTTATACAGTCTGGGCATAGGGAAGTGTACTTAGTGTCTTTTGGTAGGGGGGAGTATACTAACCTTGAGGTTACTTTATTGCATTTGGGGCATATCATCCTAATTGGTCCTTAGTTTGTTGATTGTATGTGAAGCCTCCTTGAGCTTCAGCTTCTAAAGGGGATTGCTGTGGCTGTTGTGATTGTTGTTGGGGTTGTTGCTGTGGTTGGCTTATGTCTTCTTTACCTGCCATTACTCCCATTACTTGCATAGAATACTGGTGCATTTGAATGTGTCTTGCTAATTCAGTGTAAGCTTGTGCATCCTTTTTAGCTGCTGCTTTTAAAATACCTTGTTCATGTATTTCTATATGGTCTTCATGGGGTTCTGAGGGGTGGGGGTCAGGGATACGTTTATGGTCTAATGCGTATTGATTCTCTAAGTAAGGGTCTTGTTCTATATGGGATAATGCTGTGTCTCTTTTTACTGAGTCTACTTCTAGGTCTAGGTTTTTAAATATCTTGTCTGCCATTTTCATTGGGTCTATTTGTTTCCAGACTGGTTTAAAGAAGTCTGATTGACCCATTAATTGTATGGCGTTTATTAATGCTTGGGCTTGGGCTGCTGAATAGGCTCTTAGTTCGTTTACGTCGAAGTCAAACATAAAGTCGCCTTGTATGTCTAATCTAGTCCATTCTACCCATTCTATAAAGTCTCCTTTTAGCATTATCCATTGTTTACGATCATAGAATTGTTGCATTAATGATAGGATTCTTCTTGTAGAACTTACAATAAACTTCTTTACAAAGTCCATGTAGTAAGTACGTCTATTGGAAGCTTCTGAGGCTGATAAGTTTACTTCATATGCTGTTTTACGTTTGCCTGAGGCAGTTGAACGTTGGAAGTCTGGAATACCTAAGGTACTATCTATTAGTGATCTGAAGGTATTTAAAGAATTATAGTATTCCATTCCTGATGTTAGAGGGGATTCTCTTTTAATTCTTCCATCTCTTAAAGCACCGTTTTGTACTTGTAGTATGTCACCTTGTTCGCCTGATTCGAAGCGGTCTAAGTCGTCTTGGTCTAAGGCTCCTTGCTCATAGAATATCATTCCTGCAAACTTCTGTAAGTGATTTATGGTTAAAGAGGTTATTTCATTGATTGCTAAACATTCATCTTCTACCATTAATAAAGGGCTTATTGATCTGAATTCATCGTTATTGCCTGTTAAACGTAATACTATAAAATGACTGCCTTTAAATTTATAAGGACTATCTGATTCTTTTAGTATACGTTTCTTTTTACCGCTGTCTTTAGTTACTATATATACTTTGTTGCTTCTATGGTCATGGTATTCATATAGTTCTACATACTTACTGTCTACTTTACTGTCTTCTTTTTTCTTTTTCTTTGGGTTAGTGTCAGATAGTGAAGTACCTTCTAAGTCTTTAGTGTTCTTATATTCTTTATTGTCCTTTACGTCATCTAAGTGAGCAGTCCATCTATAAGCTTCCCAATCTGCATCGTCTGGGGAAGTAGCCATTGGGTCAAATAAGTAGTTGAAAGGGGATACTCTTTGAGCGAATATACTTCCGTCATCTAAATAGTCTGAGTCTTGTTCTGAAGCTGTTGAAGGGGAGTGACCTACCTTTAGTACACCAAACCCTGCTGCTAAGCAGTCTAGTATTACTGAAGTAACTTCACCTGAAAACTCCATGTTCTTTATTTCATTGTTTAATACTGCTTCACATAGCATGGCTGCTTTTGAACCTAATACCCTTAAAGAAGAAGTACCTTTTTGTTTCTTGTTTATATACTTACCTTTTGGTGTTAAACGAAGGTAAGGGTTTTGGAAGTATAAGTTTGGAATCATTAAATTTACTAAGTTGTACATAGTATTTATTACATACTTACTGGAATACATTTTAGTACCCCAATCACCTACTAAGTAGCCTAGCATGCGTTTGGTATTCTTATACCAGTTGTCTACGTGTTGGTAGTCTTCTGCTGCCTTTATATTGGCTAAGATTTCTGTAGGCGTTGGTGCCTTGCTTTTACCCATGAATGGTGTGTCCTAACCTTTCTATGCTTTGCTGCATGTAATTCGTTTAGCCATTCTTGAAAACAACCTTTTGGAAGTAATTGTTGCTGATGTTTTGCAGGATTCATTATAGTTAACTGTAATGCTAAAGCATCTATTAAGTCATCGTGTCTACCTGAAGGGAATGATAGTAATTCAGCTCTTAGGTCAGTATGCTCTTGGAGTAATTGGATTCTACCTTGACGAAAGAAAGGGCTTAGAGCCTCTATTCGATAAAGCTTGCTTCTGCCTGACCTACTCATATCTAGTCTCATTGGTTGTAGGTTAGGGTAAACACCTCGTCTATGCGATTCTAATTCAAAAAACTTACGGTATAGCTTACTTACTGCTACGTCTTCTATACCTATTGTATGGGGTTTGTATATATCATATAGTTGGAATAGTTTCTCTATTACTTCACCTGGCTCTAATCTTGCATGGTATGCTTCTACTACGTACATTATCCCATCTTCATCGGTAGCTATTACTACAAAAGCTGTGTAGTCATTGAAATGTTTAGTGTCTACTGCTGGGTCTATAATCATTGTATAAGATACATTAGGGGGTAACACTGTATAATATCTTATGTCTTGGTCTGAAAACTTACGTAAAGCATCAGGAATAGGGTTATTCATCCTCTCCTGTTCAAATGCCGCTATACATCGGTCCCTTTCTACGTATAACTGAGCGGTGGACCATTGATTCTCCCATACTGAAGTTCCCTTTATATCTGGATTACCATCTTTATCTGCTAAAGCACCGTATTTCTTAGTATAAAACCCTGAGAATCCTGACTTAGAATCATGCTCTAATATCTCACTTAATAGGGATAAGGGATGTAATAAGGTACCTACTGCGAATATCTGACCTGTAGGTTTTAAAGTGTACATCCATGACTTCTGAAGTCGGTTCTTTAGTTTGGACCTATATTCTTCACTACGTACATTCTCGTCATTCTCAATATCATCTATTATAAGCATATCAGGGCGCATACCACGCATCTTACCATCTGCTCCTATTGACTGCAATGCTGAGCCATTTTTTAATTCTATCCAATCATGCGACCATTTCTTATCTTTATGCTTTTGAAAGCCATAATCAGCTGTAAGCTTCTTATTGGTCTCTAACTCTAACTTTACTTTAGCCATGAATCTCTCTACTATTCTTGCTGAACTGGACACTAAGACTATTTCAATGCCTGGATATTCTAATAATAAGAATAGGGGGAAGAAGAATGAAAAGATATGGCTCTTAGCAAAGCCACGGGGGGCTGCTATTGCTACCTGAGGCTTATCAATGAGCTTAAACCATTCTAAATGCATCTTAGAGAAGTTTACCTTTACATGCTGACTTAGGTACATGTAAATAAATGCCCTAAATTTCTGTGATTTTGTTAGCTCTTTGGAAGAGGCTTCTAATTTATTCATAGTTTAAGGTATGTTTAGTTTGATGGGGGTAGTGTGGGGGTATTCCGATTGCCCTAGTAAACTTAATATACTTATTATATACCACACTTTTAGCCAAACGTGCAGCTTTATTTTAATTATTTTTAATTTAATTCTTAACTCCTTGATATCGTTAGAACATTATTTTAATTATTTTTAATTTTTAAGAACAAAGTCCCTAAATTGCTAGAGTTTTACGAGGATGCTACTCGATCGATAGGGGTAGTCAAGGGGGGCACCCCATACCCCTCGGTGGTGAGTGAAAGACTACTAAGCTATAGGTCGTATAACT